TAAACAAGAAGCCTGATTTATTGTATTATGCTTTGTATCTTTGGTCGTTCAAAAGACATGCGCACTATCAAAAGGGAATGCGAAAAAAGTTACTAACTCCTGAAGAAATCAGTAGTTTACTTAGATTGCACCGAGATACAGAAGATACAGATGAATTGTCTTATGAACAGAAAAGATTGATTGAGCTAGCAAGGGAAGTACACCTTCCAGAGATAGACACTAAGTTGTATGAGATTTCTCTCATGAGACTTATTGGTAACCTTTACAGAACTAACGATATTGCTATGTTTATTAGAGATTACATTAGAGAAAATATCTTTACTGTGTATTCTTACAAAGCAAACAATAGAGAGTTGGTAGAAGTTGCAGTAGAAAGTTACGTTGATGTTCGTTTACCAAAAAATGTAATTCAACAAGACAAAAACTATCTCAACATGCTAGTAAGTTATTGTCTTACAAAAGTGCAAACTGTTCAAAGATACGCCATGAATACACAAACGGGACATTGGTATTGGAATGAAGATACGGGACGTTGGAGTAGAAAAGAATATTGGGACAAAACTAAAGTAAGAAGAAGAATTAACAAAATCTACAACTTGCTTGACAATACAAACTCCAATGATAGCTATGTAAGTGGTGGACTACCTAGTGCTAGTTATGTTGAAGTTCCAGAAGATGATACAAAACTAACATTACCTCCAGAACTCAAAGGCAAACTTGCCGAAGATATTATGGAAGATGCCGATAGAAAGCACAAACGTGCTTTTGAATGGTATTCTGGTAATGGTACTCATGGTAAGGCAAAGACTTACAAATTTCGTGGTACTAGAAAAATACACAAAGCTATTAGAGAGCTAAGGCGAAACAATAGTGATGTTGGCGTTGTACCTAGAAACATGCACAGAATGACTACAGACAGAAAAGTATTCTCTACAAAGAGAAGCGTAGCTGGGGGTAGTATGCTGATTGACTGTTCTGGAAGTATGGGCTTGAGTACACACGATATTGAAGAAATTATCAACGACTTACCTGCTAGTACTATAGCTGGGTATGTTGGTTACACAGGTGAAAGGTCGGGATTTCATGGCGACCTTCGTATCATTGCTAACAATGGTCGTATTGATGATGAAGCCATGCGAGAATTGGGAATGCATGGTAACAACTCTATTGACAAAGAAGCTCTTGAATGGTTGGCTCAACAACCAGAGCCAAGAATTTGGGTTAGCGACCAACAAGTTGTTGGTGTTTCCGAAAATGGTGGTTTTCCTACCAACTTGGATAGACAAGGGCTAGATGAAATCAAACGAGTTATGATGTTGAACAACATAATTCCAATAGAAGAAGTGGAAACTGTTAAGGCAGTAGCTAAAAAACTTGCCTTAAAATAACAAGCTATAACTCTCTTTCTAGCTTGTAAAAATAGCTCGGTGTAAAAGCCGAGCTATTTTTTTAATCTTTCTTATGCATTGCATATAAATATATTTATCTATACAGTTGTTGCAATCTAATCACAATGTGCTTATAATTAGCGTATGAATACAGAAAATACTAAACAAGACATTGCTAGTGATATTGATAAAGCTACTAAAAGAACTCGTGGTGGTATGGAACATTGGTACGAAAGACTACCTAAAGAAGCTGTACCTTTCATTAATACACTTGCAGACAGGGTTGAAAATCACGGACAGAAGGCTAACGCTAGAGTTGTTAGCGAAATACTCATGGATAAATATAACTTCGCAGTATCAAGAAGCAGAGTAAGAGTATGGCTAGTTAACTTAGAGAAACGCTATGACGAAAAAAATTGATAACGAATTAGCAAAACTGATAGCTGAAGCTGAGAGCGATAAGATAAGAGACCTTAAAGACACAAATGCACGATTACTCAAACAGATTGATAAACTCAAAGATAAGAAAGCCGACATGGTAGAAGCCGTGTTTTCTGGTGCTAGAGATGGAATGCGAACACTTCAATTTCCAGATATATCTAATCCTAAAATCAAACATAAACCCAAAACTCAAACAGAAATTTGTGTCCCATTACTCTCTGATATTCAGCTCGCAAAGAGAACCCCAGACTACGACACTGCTGTAGCTGAGGTTAGAGTTAGAAGATACGCAGAAAAGATAGTTAAGCTCACAGAAATACAAAGAGCTACTCACAATGTAAATCAATGTGCAGTGCTTGCTCTGGGGGACATTGTTGAAGGTGAGCTTATATTTCCAGGACAGTCACATTTAATAGACAGTTCATTATACAGACAAGTGACAGTTGATGGTCCAAGAATATTGCACACGTTTTTTTCAATATTACTAGAAAATTTTAAAGAAGTAGACGTATACTGGGTAATAGGTAATCATGGAGCTTTGGGTGGTAGGTCTCGTAGAGATTACAACCCTGAGACAAACGCTGATAGAATGTTAGGAAAAATACTACAGACAATGTTTGCGGGAGAAAAACGCATCAAGTTTATAATTCCTGAAGGCGTTGATAATCACTGGTATACTGTTGCTAGACTTGGTCCAAAAGCCAAGTTTTTTTGTTTTCATGGAGATAATATTCGTGGAACAATGGGTGTGCCATTCTATGGTTACAACAAAAAAATTCTGGGTTGGAAAGCACTTGCATCACAGGGACTGATGGAAGACTTTACACACGCAGTCTGTGGTCATTACCATACACCAACATCTTTATACATTAATGATGTACGTGTATGGGTTAATGGTTCTACAGAAAGTTACAACAGCTACGCACAAGAACAACTAGCAAGTATGGGTAGACCTTCACAATTTTGTTTGTTTGTGAAACCTACTAAAGGAGTTACTGCTGAGTATCTTGTCAATTTAGAGGAATAAATGAGTACAAAAACAAAAGTGGTTGCCGTTGAGTATGCAGGGGTTGGAAGTATACCTCAGTTTATTGTTAAAATAGACGGCTCATATCAATATGTACCTGTGAAAACAGGTGTAAATCCTATTGATTCACTAACAGAAGAAGAATAAAAGCTAATACAAAAGGAGAGTGGAATGGCGAAATTCAATTTGGACGACTATGAATTGGTCGAAGATAGATTAAAAAAATATTGGAAAGATAATCCTGAAGGTATGATTACAACAAATGTTGTACACATAACTGAAGATGGAACTTGTGTAACAATCAAAGCAGATGTTACTGACAATAATGGAAGGCTTGTAGCTACAGGTATTGCTCAAGAGACCAAAGGCGATGGGTTTGCAAACACAACATCATGGGTGGAAAACTGTGAAACATCTGCAATAGGTAGAGCATTAGCTAATTGGAAGTATCAAGGAAATAAAAAGGCAAGACCGAGCCGTGAAGAGATGGCAAAAGTCAAGAGAAATTCAGTAACGCCAACCACTGATAAAAAGGAGAAGGACTTAGCTCAGGAGGATGGGAAAAAGGCTATGCCTCCGTCCTCCACTTCTCCAAAGTCTGAGGATGTAATCATAGTTACAGAAGGTACTATGAAACCTCAATGTTTATCTTGTGGTAGTGATTTGTGGGACAACAGGCAAGACAAAGCTAGTGGAAAAGTTAAAACTACATATCCTGATTGGAAATGTAAAGACAAAACATGTACAAGAATTTGGTACATAGACAGTTATGCCAATGATAAGAAAGCTCCTGAACAGTGGTATATGCCTGAAATGCCTAAAGCAAAGAGCATAGACGACATTAAAGAAGGCGAAGCTCCATTCTAAAATAGCAGAAGCTGAGGGAGAAAGGATTAAAAAAACCTCAGCTTTGCTCTAAGATTTACTTACTGATTTGTTTTTTTGCGTATGCTTTCACAACTGCTAAAGCTGCACCACCACCTGCAATTGCTGCTAACTGCAATGAATCTGCGTCAACACCTGCAAGTGGAGCTACTACTAAAGCACCGATGAACGCTTCAATAAACGTCCAAACAGTTCGTTCTAGCATATCTTTGAGTTCTTCACTCATTTTATAACTCCATGCTTCATTCCAAGGAGTCCACCCCACATCTTTCTTAAATGTGCCGTCTTGGTTTCTTTGT